CAGCAACCTCAGTCATTCCAGCCAGTTTACAATCCGTATGTATTTGTGCTGAGTTCAGATAATTCTGGTAACTTTAATTTTAAGATAAATTTTGTCGTAGTAGATAGCACAGATAGCAGTAATCCTGTAACTGTAGCTACATTGCAGAATCCAACTAATACAAATGGATATGCTGTATTTGATTTATCAAGAGTAATAAGAGATTATATTACTGATAATTTTAGCTTAGGAGTTACTTTAGCTTCTAATTGTGGTAATTCAATTAAGCGGTTTACTTTTTATGCTCAGGAGGTTTACTCCGCAAGTGCATCCGGAACACCAGTAGCTACAGGTACTATTTATGAATATGGCGCAATAGCAGATACTACAAGTAAATACTTATGGAATGCAGCATTGCCTTTTGATGAATTTGCCACATATCAAAAGAATAATTATTTGCTTAAATATGGAACTTACACAGCAAATAAATGGCTTACTAATGGTCCTATAGATACAGGTATTAATATGTCATCAAACCAAAATGCCTATGGTTATTTGCTTTGTGAAAATTTAGATAGTGGAAATGCGAATGAAAGTTTGGTGCAAAGCACTATAATTAAGACTTATAATTCAGCTGGAAGTTTATTAGGTACTTATGAAGTGGATATTGATTTTGTTCAAAGTACAACTAATTTAAACGGATTTATGATAAGAATACCAGTAGGAACATATAACATTGCTCAGATAGGTGCTTTAGATTTTATTAGTGGAAGTCAGCCTATCATAACAAGTAATGTATCTTATTATACCGTACATGGTAAACATCCTACCTTTGGCCAGACTTATGGATTTAGAGTTAATATAGTTGATTATTGTAACAGTCCGCAAATGTTTAGGCTGCATTGGTTAAACAGATTAGGCGGTTTTGACTGTTTTAATTTTGATAGATACTATACTGAAACTTCACAAATTGAACGCAAATTTTATAAAAGACCGTATGGCAATGTAACATCTGGATCATGGTCTTATGCTGTTTCGGATAGGAATAACGTAAATATGATTAATACCAGTCGTAAACAATTTGTAATTCAAACTAATTGGATTAGTGAAACGGAGGCAGAATGGTTAGAAGAATTAATGACAAGTCCGGTAGTATATTTAGAAGAATCAGCAACTGTTTTGAAAGCAGTAAATATAATTGATACTTCTTATGAAACTAAATATAGACAAAAGGATAAAGTATTTAATCTATCCTTAACTATTGAATTAACTTATGACTATAAATCACAGACTTACTAATGAGGGCTAAGATTTACATAAATGAAACTTTGATTGATGTAAATGATGATTTAAACTTATCGTTTACTTATAACATATCAGACATTAGAGAGCCTGAGAGCAGACAAGCAAACTACTCTAAAACAATAACAATTCCAGCAAGTAAGACTAATAATAAATTATTCAGTCAGTTATTTGAGATAGGTAGGGTAATAGGCAGCACAGGTTTAAATTTTACTCCTGATTTTAATCCGAATAAAAAAGCAAATGCAAGGGTAACTATTGATGATTTAGAGGTAATGAATGGCTTTTGTCAAGTGCTAAAAGTCAATAAACAGAATTATGAGCCTACGAGTTATGATATTGTAGTAATAAGTAATGTTAAAAATATATTTGAGGATATTGGCGAGGATGAATTAACAAGCTTAGATTTATCAGAATTTGACCAGCTTTATACTACTTCAAATGTAAATGCCTATAGTTATGGTAATCCATCCCCATCTTATACATTAGGATCAGGTGTAATTTACAACTCAACTTATAACGGTGTTGAGCCTATTGGCACTTATAAGGTAGCCCCATATCCGGCTATATTTGTTAAAACATTAGTAGATAAGATATTTGCTAAATATGGTTATCAGTATAGTAGTAACTTTTTTAATACTAATTATTTTAAAAAGCTGTGCATACCGTTTACTAAAAGCAAATATACATTAAATAATGCTGAGGTAGTTGAAAGAACTTTTAAACTTTATTATGGTACTATTAACTATGGTGGTTTTTTTGATGTACCATTTAGAACTGGTGAAGCCTTTTTTACTAAAAATCCTGGTATAAATAAAAACAATAGTGCTAATTTATCATGGGGTGAATTATTAGATCAAAGTAATTTATATGATAGGACTATAGATGCGTATAGTGTTAAGATAAAAAAAGGAACTAATCATACAGTTTATTTTAGTGCTACAATAAATAGTATAACATTCGACTGTCCTCAAGCCATTACTAATGGTGATTTAGTATTTACATTAAACTTTAAATTATACAGAAATAGAGCAAGTGTTTTAACATTATTAGCCACTTCAAGCCATCCATATTATGTAGGTGCAACAACACCCAATCCAAGTACACCAGATAAAATTATAATGGGGCCACAATCATTTGATATTGCTGTTAATGAAACTGCATATCCGAATGATGAATATATTATGGTACTTAATTATACCACTACAGGCGAATTATACACATCTACAATAGTACCAATGCAAGTATCTATTTATTCAAATGATACTAATAGTTATGACTTTTATAATGTAGTAAGTAATTCTGGAATAGTTTTAAATACATCACAAACATTAGAAGTTAATAAACTTATCCCAGATAAAATAAAGATTAAAGATTTCCTAAGCAGTTTAATTAAGTGCTTTAATTTACAGTTAGAGCAAGATAAACAATTTGCTAAAAAATTAAACATAGAGCCTTATAATGATTACTTTGGAAGTGGTACTGAGAAAGACTGGACAAGTAAATTAGATATTGCTTCCATTGATATTATTCCAATGGCTAATTTAACTACTAATGTATTTAAGTTTGGATTTCAGAATGATGATGACTTAATCAATAAAGATTATTCAGAGAAATATCCTGAAGTTTATGGAGATTATGAGGTGGCCATTGATAATGATTTTGTTAATGGCACTAAGGAAATTAAACCAATATTTGCAGCATCCCCAGCAACCAGAAGAAATGTTACAAGTTTTATAGGCGAGGTTACATATTTGGCAAAGGATGAAGATATACCAAGAGATGCTAAAATTAGAATGGTTTGGTATAATGGATTAGAAACTGATAATATTACAAGTCCTACAGTTGCTATTAGGTTTGATTTAGCACCATCCGAGTTATATTATTCGACAAGTACATTAACCAATGCTACCTTATACGGTAAATTTTGGGCCAAGTATATTGATGAAATAACGGATAAGGACAGTAAAATGGTTATCTGTAATATGGCTTTAACTGCATTAGATATTGCAAATTTTAAATTTACTGATAATATATTTGTAGATGGCCATTTCTTTAGAGTAAATAAAATTATTGATTTTAATCCATTATCCGATGGATTGACAAAAGTTGAACTATTAAAGATTAAATCTTTTGCCCCATTACAGGAAGATGTGGTAACTGTTTATGAATCGTTTAGAAGTTTTGGAATAATAGATGGAAGTAAGGATGAGGTTAGGTCATTAGGTGCAACAAGTTTCTATAATATAATCGAGGGAAGTTTTAATAACGTAAGAAGTATAACCGCAACCAGCACTATAGGTAAAATTGATGGTGGCGAAAATATAATATAAAATGGCAAAAGAGGTAAGTTTAAAGATAGTTGCAGATGCGAGTAAAGCAACAGAAGCAGCGAAAGGATTAAAGCAACAGTTAAAAGAAGCTACAAAAGAAGCACAGGCTTTAGTAGCATCCGGAGATACAAGTTCAAAGGCATATAAAGAAGCAGCTAAACGAGTTGCTGAATTAAAAGACGAGTTACAAGATTTTAACGATGAGGTTAAGGCTTTAGATCCAGGACAGAAATTTCAAACTATTGCCGGAGTAGCAACAAGTATAGCTGGTGGCTTCCAAGCTGCTCAGGGTGCAATGGCCCTATTTGGTGCTGAAAGTAAAGATGTAGAAAAAGCCTTATTAAAAGTACAAGCAGCCACAGCATTGGCGCAAGGTATTGACCAAGTAAGGGAGTTTGGTAAATATTTTGGTTTAGCAAAAGATGCTATTGGTAATAGTATTAAATCATTATTTACTCTTAGAGGTGCATTAATAGCAACTGGTATAGGTGCATTTTCAGTTGCAGTAGGTGTGTTAATAGCTAATTGGAAAGATTTAGTATCATGGATTGATAAAACATTTCCAGCATTAGGAGGTTTAGGTAATTTATTCGATAGAATAAAGAAAATAGCGATGGGCAGTTTAGGCTCAATTATTGAAAGTTTTAAAGTAGTTGGTGAGGTTATTGGTAATGTTTTTAAAGGTGAATTTAGCAAAGCAGTTGATGTTGCTGGAACTTTTGGAACAAGAGTAAGTCAGGCATACACAAAAGCATACATTGAAGAAAACAATAAACAGGCTGCTGAAAGAGAAGCTAAGTTATTGGAGGGTATGATTAAAACCCATGAAAGAGAAGTTAAGTTAATTGAAGCACAGGGTAAAGATAGTTATGCAGCAAAAAAGAAACTATTAGAAGAAGAATTAAAATTATTAGAATTTCAAAAAACTAAAGAGAGTAACGAGTATAAGGATAAATATCTTGAATTACAGATATTAGAGATAGAGCATCAAAAAAAGATTTCTGATATAAAGAAAAAAGCAGAAGAAAAAGCAACTGCTGATTTTTTTAACAATTTAAAATTAGAGTATGAAAAACAACAAGGCTTAAATCAAATTAAAGAAGATGCTGCTAAAATTGATGAAGATAGGAATAAAAAAACTTTAGAAAATGTAACAGCCTTTGCTAATAAAAAAATAGAGATAGCAACTTTTGATGCAGAAAAACAGAAAGAAATAGTTGCTGAAAGAAACAAACAAATATTTAACGAAGAAATAGCTATAGCAAATGCAAGATTACAAGTTGCATCTGATATTACAAATGGACTTACTGCTTTAGGAAATGCTTTTATAAAAGACCAAAAAAAGTTAGAAAAATTTAATAAAGCAGCTGCATTAATTCAAATTGGAATTGATACTGCAAAAGCTATCTCAGCTTTAGTTGCTGCTTCAAATGCTAATCCAGCTAATGCGGTTACTTTTGGAGGTGCTGGAATTGCTCAATTTGGGGCTGGACTTGCTCAAATATTAACTAATATTGCAAAAGCTAAACAGATATTAAGCAGTTCAAGTTCAGGATCAAGTACACCAACTTTAGGCGGTGGCGGTGGAATCCCATCTGCAGGAGGTAGTAATATGCCACAAACAAATGCACCTGGTGGATTTACTTCAGATGTTAGTGGTCAAAGAGTAACTAATCAATCAGGAGAGGGTGCTAACCAACAAGGTCAATTTAGAGTTTATGTATTAGAATCCGATATTACTGCAACTCAGGATGGGGTGGCTGGTATTAAAAGAAAAGCAAAAGTAATGTAATATTTATACTTACAATTATGAACACATATTATTTAGAAGTAAATGAGAATGATGAAACAGGAGTAACTGCTGTTGCATTCGTAGATAAACCAGCCATTGAATTGAACTGGAAGCAATTTAAAAGTGATTTTGTAGTTGAGCCAACACATGGCGAAAGTAAAGAAGAATTTGTTAGTAGATGTATAGGTGTTGAAGTAGGCAATGGTAAAGAAACAGATCAAGCTGCTGCTATTTGTTATGCTAAATGGGATGCTAAATCATTTAGCTTCCAAACTACCGACAAAGAACGTAGAATTGTAAGCGGTGTATTGATGTTAGCCAATACTCCTATCTATAGGAGGGATGAACAGAATGGCGAATATAATGTGATTTTTACTCCAGATACCATTGAAAAAATAGTGAATAAATTTTTTAAGCAAGGTAATCAAGCATCAGTAAACGGAATGCACAATGCAGATTTTACTATTGATGGTGTTTACATGTTTGAATCTTTTATAATTGATAAGTCAAGAGGTATAAAAGCACCAGAGGGATTTGGTGATATACCGGAGGGCAGCTGGTTTGGTAGCTTTAAAGTAGAAAATCAAGATATTTGGGATAGCTACATTAAGACCGGAGTATTTAAAGGCTTTAGTGTTGAGGGCATGTTTAATCAATCACTTACAAAAGCTGATAATGCTTATAGTCAGATGCTAAATTTATTGGATGAGTTACTTCTACTGGCACAAAATAAATAATTAAAATACTTACTATTAAAGACAAATATCATGTCAGACAAAAACAATTTATTAATCGAAAAATTTGAACAACTTAAAAATGTGTTTACAAGCACATTCAGCAGTCAATCTGCAGAAGTTGTATCAGAATCTTTTGCAACTGTTAAAACAGCTGAGGGGGTAGAATTAACCATCGAGGGTGAGTTAGCAGTAGGCTCAAAAGTTACAATGCAAGATACCAGCGGCCAATTAGTACCAGCACCGGAGGGGGCGCATACGTTGGAAGATGGAACTGTTATTGTTATACTTAATGGGGCTATCTCTGAAATAAATCCAAAAGCTGAAGCCCCAAGTGTTGAGGTGGAAGTAGAAAATAAAGGATTGGATTTTACAACACAAATTAATACTATTTCTGAGGTATTAAATTCTTTAACTGCAAGAATTGAGGGTATTGAAAAAACAGTAGCTGCTCAATCTTTTGCTAAAGTTGAAGATTTAGAAAGCATCAAAGAAGTAGTTACTAAGACTTATGCAGTAGTTGAGGGGTTAGTAAACACTCCAGCTGCAACAGTTGAAAATAAATTTAGCACTAATAAACGTGCAGATAAAATAAACGAATTAAGAAACCTATTAAACAACTAAGATCATGTCATTTGTAGTATCAAGTTTATCAAATTATACTAACGAGCAAAGCAAAAAATTAATCGCTGCCGTTCAGTTCAAAGCAGAAACAGCTGCATTAGCTGCAATTCAACCAGGTGTAAAGAGTGCTGCAGCTTTACAAATATTAACAGTTGATCCGGTGCCTCAAGATGGTGCTTCATGTGGATTTAACGCATCAGGTACAACTACATTCACTCAAAGAACAATAACAACTAAGGCGGTTAAGTTTGAAGAGATTATGTGTTTGCGTGATTTAGAAGCTAAATGGACACAAATTCTTTTAAGAAACGGTCAAAAATATAGCGAAGCTGATGTACCATCAGTTATTATTGATGAAATCACTAAGAAAATCATGGCACGTTTAGAAACTGCGGATTGGCAAGGTGATACTACTTCTGGTAATGCTTACATCAAAACTTATGATGGTTTAGCTAAGATTATCAAGGCTGCTTCTGGAGTAGTTGCTGCAACTTCTTCTACAATTAACGAAACTAACATCCGTACAATTATGCGTGATATTGTTTCTAAAGTACCAGATGCTTTAAAAGGAAACCCTGAATTTACTATATTCTGCGGGTATGATGCTTACACTACTTACTTAAATAAGATTAGTGCTGACAACCATTTCCATATGTTTGATGCTTCTGTTTATGGTGAAATGCGAGTTGAAAATTCACCTTATAAATTAAAAGCAGTTCATGGATTAGATGGCACAAATGAGATTTATGCTGCTTTACCATCTAACTTAGTATTAGGTGTAGATATGGTGGATGAAGAAGAAAAAGCTGCATTGTGGTATTCTCAAGATGATGACAATGTTAAGTATTCATTCCGTTTCCGTAGAGGATGGCAGATTGCAATACCATCAGAGGTTATTAAATACGCTAACACTTAATTAACTAATTAATTTAACCTTAAAGCCCTCACCACCATAATGGTGGGGGTT